GAGACATGAGAGCTTTCCATTATGTACAGATTGAAAGTTTGCTTTTACAGGCCAAGCATTGCAACGAACTTGCAAGGATCAAAGATATCGTTTCACAAATAGAGTTCCATCATGGCGAAGTGGGGTTAATGTGATCAACAAAGACCAAACAAGAATATTGCAGTTAATTAAGGCATGCCATAACAAAGCCAATAGTTTGGTTCTTCCATTCGGTGAGAACCAAGAACTCAAAAAGGATCTGGCTGTTTTGCACAGCCTATTCTTAGGAATGATACACCAGAAGCTCCTCAAGGAACAAGAAGAGGAAGAGAGATATCTTTCTAATTGCTCTCCGTATACCGATGAGCAGATCAAAAAATGGGCCAAGGCAGACAAGGCCCAAATAACCAAAACCATAAACAAACATAGGATGTAACTAATGAAAAAATCACAATTTAACTTTGTAAAAGCCTCAGAAAATCCCCAGCTTGCCTTTGTTAAGATTCTTTTATATGGAGATACTGGAGCAGGTAAAACCACATATAGCGTATCTACAAAAAGCCCATTGGTATTGTTAACAGAGTTAAACGGCTCAACAGCTATTCAGCACAAAAACCAGAATGCTACCTTTGTGCATATTACTGATGCCAATCAACTTGCTGGCCTTTTGCGATTGATATGTAGCAACCCAAAAGACTTCTCAGAATACGATTGTATTGTTATCGATTCATTAACTGAGATGCAACGGCTGGTCAAAGATAGGATCACAGGAGGATCTGGCAGACCTTTAAAACTCCAAGAATGGGGGAAGTTAGCTGCTGATACTTTATCATTGATAAGAAGAATACGTGACCTTCCGTTCAATGTCTGCTGTACTGCTTTGATGGAAACTTCGATAGTAGAAGACACAGGAGATCGATTTGTTAAACCTGAGTTCGAAGGTAGAAAGACAAGCAACCAGATCAGCCAATATTTTAATTTGGTTGGGTGCCTATATAGGGAATTCGATGGTGAGCTAACACATAGAAAAGTCATTTTTGAGTCTGGCTCTAAGATAATGTGTAAACCTCTGGGGCCAATCAAAGGAACAATTGATATTACAAATTTTTCACTTGGTGATATCATTAAATCAGTACAGGCATTTGGAGGCAAAAATGCCAAGGCCTAAGTATCAGAAGTGTCCCCACTGTGGGGCCTTGAACCATGCGCAACTGATCCCAGTCCACAGTTGCAAAAACTGTGGAGCTTCCATGATTCCTTCTTCCAACTGGGGCAAGAAGAAGAAAAAAGATCCAGAAATGGTTCGGGCATCGTTCCTCATACACAAAGATGATGCCAAGCTTTTGAATGATGTTGCCCAGCACCTTGGAACAAATCGATCGGCTTTTCTTCGTTATCTCTGTTCCGTGATCAGGTTGGAGGCCCAATGAAGGTTGTATATGAGTTCAGTTTTCTGCTTACAATGTCTTCGTTGGTATTTGTTATACTGATACTTTTGTCATATTTTTTAATGGGGCCAACATGATTACAAAAACATATACAGAATTGTTTAAAGGAAATAGCCCGAGTCTTCGAGATGTCAACAACGCAATCCGATGCTTGATGCTAACGAAGAAGGTTTTCGAAGATAAATATATGCAAGAAGAAGACCCCTATTCGAAAGACCATTATCAAAGGATTTTTGATCTGATAGACCAAGAAATCCAGCGGATATACAAAGCAATTGATCGCAACTTTCCCCACTATTGGAGCAGGGTTGAAAAAATAGCGAGCAAAAAACCGTAAAATCTGCTATATTCCAAAAGCAAAGTACTACATTCTTTGTTTTGGTTTAACCCCATGGTAATCTTTGCCATGGGGTTTTTTTGTTTTTGGAGGATAGGAAATGGCTGAGACAATTTTTCAAGCTTCGGCTGAGACCAATTTTCAAATTAGTAATGCTTTTGATCTGACAAAAAAAGCAAATCTGTCTTTGGATGTTGGTTACCAAAAATCATGGTGGGGTACACTCAAGGGCCTTTGGGTTTATGGCTCTTCGGCTCATGCCTCAACAACTGCAATGTCAATCATGATCACTCAAGATGCATTGGGAGATCGTGTTCTTGTTCCAAGTACAGCAAGTGCTATCACTTTTGGTTTGTCGAGTACAACTTCTGGGGCTGCTGTCTGGGCTATTGATCTTCCTTTCAAGCTTTCGACAGAGAATGTTTATGTTTTCATAAAAACAGACCATGGAACAATTAATGTAGATGAGATTGTTTTGAGTTGGGAAAGAAACCAAGCATAAAAAGCTTGTGAGCTGGCCTTCAAAGTAGGAGAATTACACCATGAGCATATCAAGAGTTTTTGGGCCAAGTGGAGGATCTGGAATTGCTATTTTGGCATTCGTGGACCTGAGCAGCCAAATCGATAATTCCAATCAAATATTTACTCTTCCCCCTTTCAAAAAAGGTGTTCTAATTGTATATTACAATGGGCTGAGTCAAAGACTCGGAGAGGAAATCTCCGAGACATCAAACACAACATTCACTACATCATTCGTAGCGCAAACTGGTTCAAGCCTGTTTGTCTATTACCAACCATTATAGGATTTTGACTCATGGCCATTCAAATAATTAGCGATCAGATTAAAGACGCAAACGTAACCTCGACTAAATTGGCAAACAATGCAGTAACCCCAGCAAAAGCAGATCTATCTTCTGTCTGGAGCTTTACAGCAATACCAAGCATCGGCGGATTAACTCCTGCTGCTTCTGGTGATTTGGTTAACAAAGCTTATGTTGATGCAAAAATCAATGGCTTGCATTGGAAAGAAAGCGTTCGGGTTCGTTCCACTTCAAACGTCGATATCTCTGATGCCCCAGCAACCATCGACGGAATAAGCATGGCAGCTAATGATCGTGTTTTGCTTACTGGCCAATCTGCTGGAGCCGAAAACGGTATTTATATTTGGGCCTCTGATGGTGGCGCAATGTCACGGGCTGCCGATGCGGATACATTTCAAGAATTGAATGGGGCAGCCGTTTTTGTTCGTGAGGGTACATCCGCGAATGAAGGTTACCAACAATCTGCCGAGCTTTCCAGCTTCTCATCACAAAGTTGGATTCTATTCACTTCTTCTGGTGCTGGTCGACAAGCCGGAACGGCTCTGTCTTTAAGTTCAAATACTCTCAATGTGGATTTTGACAATTCTTCGATTGGTGTAAATGGCTCCGATCAGCTTTTTATCAAAGCCAGCGGAGTTGGAACTGCCGAAATTGCCGACAATGCGGTAACCAATGCCAAGCTTGAAGAAAGCCAAGTAACTTATTCCGCTGGCTCTGGGCTCACTGGTGGGGGCGCTGTTGCTCTTGGTGGCTCAGCAACTTTTGCAGTACAAGCAGCCAATGCTACAATTTCAGTAGGGGCCGGAGGAATACAGGTTGGAACAATTGCAGCCTCTAATATTGCAGCGAATGCAATCACAACTGGTTCTGTAACTGATGCCTCAATTACTTTGGCCAAGCTTGCAAACGTTCCAAGTGGAAAAATTCTTGTTGGTAATGCTTCCAATCGGCCTGTCGATGTTACTCCTACTGGTGATCTCACCATGTCGGATTCTGGAGCTTTTACTATTGTCAACAATGCAATTACAGGAGCAAAGATTGCAGATGGCGAAGTCGCTAATAACAAGCTTGCCAACTCATCAGTAACAATCTCCGGTTCTGATGGTATTGATGTTGCAGGTGGGGCCTTGGCTCTTGGTGGCTCAAAGTCGATCGGGCTTACTCTCGATGGTTCTAGTCTCCAAAAGTCTGCTTCTGGATTAAAGATTAACAACCTTGGAGTTGGAACGGCACAAATTGCCGATTCCGCAATTACTGGGGTAAAAATTGCAGATGGTGAAGTCGCTAATGGCAAACTTGCATCGGCAACCATTAATGTGGTTGCTGGTAATGGTCTAAGCACAACAGACTCCTCAATTGATCTTGGTGGCTCTGCTACCCTATCTGTAAATCTTGACGGTGGATCTTTGGCTGTTGGTGGATCTGGACTCAAGGTATCAGATGGTGGGATCGCTGCAACTCAGTTGGCCACAGACTCAGTTACTGCTGACAAAATCGCGGCTAACAGTGTTGGGGCTTCCGAGCTTGCTGATAATGCTGTCGACTCTGCTGCATTGGCTTCAGATGCTGTAATTATCGATAAATGTGGTTTTCGTGCTTACACACAAGCATTCTCCGGTACAACAGCAACAAAATACGATCTTGGTCGGGCTGTAGATCTTAACTTTTTCGATCGCGTGCAGGTATTCAGGAACGGTCTTCGATGTAAGAAGGTAGGATCTTCTCCTGCCGATAGCTCAGAATATACAGTTGCCAACGATGGAACAGGCTCAGTATGCGCCATTACCTTTGGGGCTGCCCCAAATAGTGATTCCATTATCGTCGATTATCTTACCTGATCTTCCTGATCTTCATTTAGGATCTTCCGATCCTTGGCCCATCGGTGTTTTCTCAGCCTCATCGATGGGCCTCTTTTTTTCCTCCTTATGTCTGTGTTGTGTCATCGTTATGTCTTAGTTGTGTAAAAGCTTGCTTTTCGTAGGAAAAAAACGTTAGGATTATACCTGT